AATATATGGTGGAGGGTTTTAGTTACAGATACTTACTCTCAAGCATATAGAATTAGCGGAGCGGGTGAAATATTAGAAACATTCGGATAATTGATTAAATTTGTAATATGGCAGCAGTAATTGGTAAGAATATAATGCTTTATAAAAAAGAAAGCAACGCAACATTTTATTTTAATGGCTCTATTCCTGTAACTACAATTGCGGGTTTAAGCTATAAACAATTAAGCCCAACCAATAATTTAGAGGCGGCATCTAACTTTACTAAGACGGCAGATGGCATAGTTTGTGGATTTATAACGGATGTTGCTACAACTACAATTCCAGCTGGTACTTGGACCTTTAATGCTTTTGCATCTATAACTGGCGATTTGGTTGGTGACCCAAGATTTTACTATCATATCTACAAATACGATGGCACAACCTTAACATCAATAGGAACAACAAATAGTATATTCTTTACTCAATTAGCAATAAAGCAATATACTCAAACATTTGCCTTTCCACTTACAACTTTATTATCAACTGAAAGGATTGTGATACAAGTTGTCGCAAGTCAAATTAGTACAAAGACAATGACCTTTTATACACAAGGAACAAACGTTGCATCGGTTATAACTACAATACCATTAAACATTCCTTTTGCTTGTTCTACAAATGCGACCTTCTCAATTATAGTAGATCAAAAAGAAGTAACAAGTCAAACAAGTGCTTTTTATCGTGAGTTCAAGAACGATGTAGCTAACTGGAGTTTAACTTGCGACGGGTTAATTACTTTGAGTGGGTATGGTTACAATCAAATGTTGCAATTACAACAATCAAGACAATCAATAGCAGTTGACTTTATTATTGACAATGGAGAAAATGGGCTAAGTGTAATTACTGGAAATGTTAATATGACCTCTTTACAAATAAATGCACCTTATAAAGACGTTGGTACTTATAGCGTAAGTTTACAAGGGACTGGCGCTTATGGTTTGACTGGTACGGCTGCTGCAAGTGGCGGAGTTGTTATAAGAGGCGGTTCGGTATTTACCAAAGGTTATACGGCGGCTGGTGGAGAAACAACACTTACTTATACTGATTTAATCGGCAAAGCTGCGTTGTATGTGTCAAGAGGCGGTATTGATGTTCAAGATATACTTTCAACAGGAACTCCAGTTAACGAGCAAGTTAAGTGGGTTGAATCTTCTGGAATATTGACATTTAGCAGAGCGTTAGAGAGTGGCGAATATGTAAGGTTTTTAGCACAATAAAATTAATAAGATGGCAAATCAAATAGTAATATCAAGCGGTGCGAAAGTTAGAAACTTAAGCGGAGTATTAACGGGTACTGCTGGAGTGGTTGATGCTTTAGGTATTAACGTTGCAAATGGAATCCCACAATTAGACGGAAGCGGTAAGATATTAGTATCTCAATTACCGAACTCTGTTATGGAGTATAAAGGTACTTGGAACGCTGCAACAAACACTCCAACTTTAGTTAACGGAACAGGCAATCAAGGCGATGTTTATTTATGTAACGTTGCTGGAACTGTAAACTTTGGTGCTGGTGCGATTACTTTTGCGGTTGGAGATCAAGCTATCTATTCGGGTACTATATGGCAAAAGGCTGGAGGTGCAACGGGTACTGTTACAAGTGTGGCGATTACTGAAACAGGCGATGCTTTGACAATAACAGGTTCACCGATTACAACAAGCGGAACGATTAACATAGGCTTTGCGGGAGTAAGTGGTCAATATGTAAACGGAGCGGGTGGATTGACTACGTTCCCTTCTTTGGCTGGTTATATAACTGCGGTTACTGGGACTGCGCCAGTTGTTTCAAGCGGTGGCACAACTCCAGCTATCTCAATGCCAGTTGCTACGGCTTCTGTTGATGGATATTTAGATAATGCAGATTGGACAACTTTTAACAATAAGCAAAACGCAATAACTCTAACTACAACAGGCACAAGTGGAGCGGCTACTTTAATTGGTGCAACTTTAAATATTCCTAACTATTCAACTGCATTAAGTGGATATGTTCCTTATACTGGTGCTACGCAAGATGTAGATTTAGGTGCGTTTAAATTGAATGCTCAATCTTTACACGCTAAAGGAACTGGAGGTCTTGGTCATTTAGGGTTAAAGCATCAATCGGCAAGTGCAACGGCATCGGCTAACGAGGTATCTTTATTTGCTGATAGTCTTGGTGATTTAAGTTGGCAAAATGGTAATTTATATTTAAGCAAGTTTATAACTTCAGGCAATACTGCTGCAAGGTCTTATACATTCCCAAATGCAAGTGGAACAGTTGCTTTAACAAGTGATTTAAGTTCTTACGTTCCTTATAGTGGAGCAACGGCAAATGTGGATTTGGGTGCTTTTAACTTAACAAGTACAAATTTAATTAGTAAGCAATTAACAATTAACACAACTTCAAATTATGGTGGCTCTATTATTTTAGAAAGTGGAAGTCTTGGAATTACAGGTTCGGCTACAAACGGAATTACACTTGCTGCAAATAGTAATACAGTATTTAGAATTACATCTGTAATCGGAGGCTCACAATTTAGATTTGCACAATTCAATTTAGCCAGTCTTGGAAATGGACAAACAAGAACATATACTTTGCCAGATGCAGACGGAACAGTTGCATTAACAAGTAATTTAAGTGCTTACTTACCTTTAACAGGTGGAACGTTAACAGGTGCATTAAACATTAATTTAGGTAGTGGAACAGGTTTAAACGTAGCTTCGGACTTAGTAATATTTAGAGCAAGTACAGGCTTTGCTACTCCAAGACAAATAACTTTAGCTGCTGGAAATGGTGCTACAACTTATTTAGAAGCAAAAGGATATGGTGCAAACTATATTACAGACTTTGGAATAAGAACTTACAATTCAAGTGGTACTGCCTTTGAGGTATTCTTTGCAACAAGTGCGGGTGATGTGGGAATAGGTAATACTGCTCCTTCATATAAGTTAGATGTATCAGGAACAGGAAGATTTGGTGGGAATGCTACTTATAATGGATTTTTAATTGGTTCACATAGTAATAATGTTGGAGCAGCAATATATAATAAAGGACTTGCAAATGCAACATTATATTCAGATAGTGCGTCTACTGTATTAAATGCAGAAACAAATCTTTTTTTAAGGACAGGTAATACAGACAGACTTACAATCGCATCAAGCGGAGCGGCTACGTTTTCAAATGTTGTAAAAATAGGAGCAGGTTTAAATGTAACAGGATACACAAATTCAAGTGGTGCTAATAATTGGGAAATAGGAAGTGATGCAAGTGGCTATTATATGAATGCTTTAAATCGTTCAAGTGGTAACTATAACCAACCAGCTTACATAGATGCTCAAAAACTTATCATAAATAGTGGAAGCGGTGGCGATATTGGAATCGGAACGACAACCCCTTTACAACCCGCTGCAAATAGAACAGTAACAACAATTAATGGAACAAGTAGTGCTATTTTAAATTTAGCAACAGGCAATACTTTAAGAACATATTTATATGTAGATTCTTCAGGCTCTACTTTTGAAACTGCTGGAACAAATACAATTAGTGCAAGTGGTGCTAATTTAATTAATTTCAATACCAATGGTTCCGAACGTGCCAGAATCACATCGGCGGGTGATGTTTGCGTAGCTACAACTGCTCCTTATGTAAATACAACAGGTAGAGGTAATATAACAATAGGAGGAAGTTCTTCTTCAATATTGGCATTTCAAATTGGGGGAACAGGTAAATCTTATATATATCATAATAGCACTGATTGGGTTTTACAAAATAATTCAGGCGGAACAATTTATGTTCAAGGTACAAGCGGAGGAGTTTATTTATCAAATGGGGCAACTTCTTGGACTGCAAATTCAGATGAAAGATTAAAAAATATTAATAATAATATTAATAATGCAGTTGAAAAATTAATGACATTAAGAGCAGTTAATTTTAGTTGGAAATCGGATAAAACAAATAAAGAAAATTTAGGTCTTATTGCTCAAGAAGTTGAAAAAGTATTTCCACAAGTAATTGATAAAAATAAATTAAATAATGGCGTAGATAAAAAACTTGATGAAACTGAATATTTAGGTGTTAGGTATCAAGATTTAGTTCCTGTATTAGTAAAAGCGATACAAGAGCAACAATCACAAATAGAAGAATTAAAAGCTAAAATAAAATAATATGAAATATTGGTACATTAATCAATTAGATTGCGTTCCTCAAGATGGTAGCTTAACAGACTTCGTTGTCGTATGCCATTGGAATCGTAACGCTAAAGAAACAATTAACGAGAAAGAATACTTTGCTTCGGTTTATGGTTCTCAATCATTCTCAAAAGATGATGTAACAAACTTTATCCCTTACGAGGATTTAACCTATGACATCGTTTGCGGTTGGTTAGATGCTTCAATCGATGTAGAGGCTTTAGACCTTAATTTAGATGCTCAAATACAGAATCAAGTTAACCCACCGATTGTTGTACTTCCGTTACCTTTTACAAATCCATAATTAAATTGAATATTTAACTATATTTGTATATAAAATAAAAACTATGATAACAATTAACGAACAACAAATTAAAGAATTAGAAGCCTTTATTAACACAATCCCAACTGCTTACGGACTTCCGTTGTTGCAATTCTTGGGTAAGTTAGCACAAGAGCAAAATCCACCTCAAGAAGTAAAAGAAGATTAAATGGTACATAATAGCAATCAATCGGACTTATTAACTGTTGTTAGCGGAACATCCGCATTTATTAGTGTTGCGAACGTGCAACCCATAGTTTCTTTATTAGCGAGTTTGATTGCTATTATTTCTGGAGTTTTAGCTGCGAGATATTACATTAAAGCGACTAAAAGATTCAAGTAATGAAAGAAGTAGTAATCGTTCTATTAGTGGCGGTTCTAATCTTTTTTATCGGGAGTGATGCACGATATACCAAACCCGAACCTGTAATCGTGAGTGATACAGTTTACCAACAGAAAACTTTTACTAAGTTTATCAAAGGGAAATCAATCCCTTTTGTCGTTTTAGACACAATTTACATAATAGAAACGGACACAATTACAATCGTTAAAGACTATAACCAAGTAAAGGTTTATTCCGATACTATGCGCATAGATTCTTTGGGATACGCATACATTCAAGATACCATCTCACAAAATAAGATACAAGGCAGAGGATTTAGTGCTAACTTTAACCTACCTACTATAACAATTACTAAGATATTAGAAACTAAGTCAAAGAACCAGCTTTATTTAGGGTTTATAGGCGATTTAAAGCACTCTAACGGACAAATTGGTATTGGCGGCTCAATTGCACTTAAAACGGCTAAAAATACCTTATATACGGCAACGGCAACAATGAATGGATATTCCTTCGGTTACTATAAAAAGTTTTAGTATGAAGTTCAAGCAATTTATAATATCAATGTTTAGTGATGAAATGGGGTCAATGAGCCATAAAAGGGTTCTGGCTACAATAGGTTCTTTATGTTTGTTTACTACGTTTGTTATAACTAAAAGCGACCATTTAGGCGATTTAGTATTTTATATGAGTATGGCTTTTGCGGGTCTAACAACAATAGATAAATTTACCAACAAATGAGAAACAACGAAAGGTTAGCATTTAAGGTGGCATTGCTATTGTGGGCGATTAGTATTGTTTATTTTATAAAACAAATTATATGATCTCCAAGAAGGCAATTGAGATGATAATTAAGCACGAAGTAGGCGGCAGAGCCGTTTATGAGAAACGCTACCAAAAGCCTATTTGGGCTGGTGGAGATTCTGGTTGCACGATTGGCTTGGGATATGATTGCGGATATGTTACAGAAAAACAATTCTTTATTGATTGGGACGGCTTAAATTTAAACTATCTAAACGCATTGAGAAAAGTTATAGGAATAAAAGGTGAGGCGGTTAAATCAATGATGCGAGGGGAAATATTACAAGTTAGAGTTCCGTATAATTTTGCCTACGATGTATTTGTTAATAAGTCATTGCCTAAATATTATGCTTTGACTAAAGCAATATATCCAGAGATTGACACGTTAAACGAAGATACAAGAGGTGCTTTGGTTTCTATGATCTATAACAGAGGTAATAAATTAGAAGGCGATAGGAGAAAGGAAATGAGGGCAATTGTTGAACTGGTTGCTAAATCGGACTACGAAGGCATAGCGGACCAGATAGAGCGAAGCAAACGGCTCTGGGAGAATGTCGGACTTGACGGCTTAGTCAAACGCAGAGAAGAAGAAGCAGACCTAATACTAAACTCACTAACCTAAAATAAACCTATGACAACAACAAAAAAAGGTGGAAACAAAACAACAATGAGTGGGCAAATAGTTTTAGACTATTTAGCCAAATACCCTCAATGGATGCCGTCAAACACTTTAGCCTCTTTGATTATGAAGGAGCAAAGCGCACACTTTGATAATCACGAGAACGTGCGCTACTTAATAAGATATTACAGGGGTAAGGCTGGGGATAAGATGGCAAAGGGTAAGAATACACAATACATAGAAGATTTTAAACGTACTGCTTCAAACTTTGTGCAACCGCCAACTTGGGTTGAGGAGAAAGTAGTATATGTACTACCGATATCAATTAAGAAGATGGGTTTTATAAGTGATTTACAAGTACCCTTCCACGACCCTAAAGCGATTGAGGTTTGCTTTAAATACTTAGTGGACCAGAAGATTGATTCATTATTTATCAATGGTGATTTAGTTGATTTTTACCAGTTAAGCGACTTCCAGAAAGACCCTCGTGTAAGAAAGTTTGATGAGGAATATGAAGCAATTATTGAGATGTTAGGATTTATAAGAGCAACGTTTAAAGACATTCCTATTTACTACAACTTAGATGCAAACCACGAATTTAGGTACGAAAGGTATATGCGAACCAAAGCGCCAGAGTTATTAGGGTTGAATGGTAAGTTTGAAATTGAGGAAATCTTAATGCTAAATACTTTTAACATTATACCGATTAAGAATATAGATCACGTTAAGTTCGGCAAATTACCTATCATTCACGGAGATACAACCTTTAGACGTGGAAGCGGAGTAAACCCAGCTAAAACACTTTACGATAGGGTTAAGCAGTCTGCAATAGCTTCACACGTTCACCAAGTACAATCTTACACAACTAAGAATCAATTTGACGAAGAAGTATTTACTTGCTGGACCACAGGACACTTAATGCATCCTAACGTGGAATATTGTAAGCACGTCGATAATTACTCACAAGGGTTTGCCATATTAGAAAAGGATGTTGAAGGATATTATTCGGTTCAAAATAAAAGAATATATAAAAACAAAATATTTTAATATGAGATACCCTAAAAACTTTGCAAAATTGACAACGATACAACAAGAACAATGGCTGGTTTCTAAGCTACAAGAAATTCACCAATTAGAACAAGAGATTAAAATAACTTTAGGTAAGATTAGAGGTGGCGAGGTATTAATATTTAAAGAGATTGACAGACCAGACTTAGCCTTAATGAAAGATGAAAATTAAGATAATTCATAGAAAGTTAGGCAGAGAACAAGCGCACGGCATTGCTGAAAGCGACGGAGTTGTTTATATTGACTCACGGCTAAAGGGTAAGAAGCATCTTGAAATTATGATCCACGAGTGTTTACATTTATTGAATCCAATAGATGAAGAAGAAGCTATAATAGAGAAAAGCGTAACTTTATGTAACATACTTTGGAAACAAGGTTACAGAAGGGTTGATAATTCTAACGATACTCCATTGCAAGATGGCTCTAAATAGTTGTTGGTTCATAGTTCCCCAGTCTTAAAAAGCTGGGGTTTTTTATATATATTTGCAGTTCATATTGGAGAACTTAGGTTTAACCCCTTCTATTTTCATAGAGGGGGTTTTTTATAAATCATAATAAATTGATTTATTTGTCAAAATGAGCCGTAAATGATTGATAATTGGCTCACTATTTATTGATAATACCATTCATCCCTTATTATTTGCCGTTTATCACATTTATATACTTGTTTGATAAAGATATAAGTTTATACCCTATCTTTGATTTCATAAACCAAAACAACCAATATGAATCGATTAAAAACCCAACAAGAGAAAGCAAACGAGCGTTACGCTCAAGAAAGCATCAAACCCCTTTACGCATTTATCATTGTATGCGTGGCATTTTTAATTACCGCAATCCTTCAAAACATTTA